CTGACCCTGCTTTATCTACAATGGTATCTACATTTAATTGACTTGTCATACAATACTCCAATATCCATTAACAGTAACTGTTGCTGACTGTGTTATAGGACCTGCACTTACACCATTCTCATCACTATCTATTGTAATATCTGCACTGATTGTCTGTCCGTTTAATCTTATAATACTGTTGTTACCCTTGAAAGGGTACCTCGTATCTGCCTCTGATTTTGTATAACTATCTGCTACAGAAAAAGTATCATACACGACCATTTCTACAATGTCATTCAAACTCGCTGCTTGAACTAATACAACTGTTGTACCAGTTGTTGCAGTGTAATCATCACCAGGCACTAACAATACACCATTTTGATATACATCCATGTACAGACTATCAGTGTAACTTAGTGATAGTGAGTTGGCATCTGATCCACTAAAGCTGGTTTGTCCAGCCGTGGCTTGATATTGAAACCTACTTCTTACACCAAAGTTTTCTGAACGACCTATGTATGGCATTTGTTACTCCTAGCTAATTTTGTTAGCATCATCTCTTTGTTTGCGTGTCTTATAGTCACTTCTTGCAGTTACAAGTGCAACAAAGTCTGTTTGGTTGCTTGGTATAGGGTCTGTGAAGCTACTGTCGTTCATTAACTTTGTAGTCCACTCTGTTTGAAATCTTTTCCAACAGTTGTTTAACTTGCCATTTATTGCACCATCTAACCACTCGTCTATACCTTTGTTGTCAGATGTATCATTGTATAAATCATTAGATAAAATCTTTTGTTGTAAATCTGTTAATGTTATTGTCTTTGTGTGATTTGCCATTTTAATCTCCTTTATGATTGAGTTGTTTCACTCTTGGCTAACATAATAATGCACCTGTAAAATATGTATATGATTTACTACCATCAACATCACTTTGTGTTGTTCCACCACTTTGTCGTATCCTTATAATTGCAGTATCACTTGCATCCATATCTGCTACTACTGTTACATGAAAAGATCTATAACTAAGGTCAGATGAAAAATTAGGGTCTATAAGGTCGTGATAAGCATCATTAGATGTTTCTATAGTAGCTATATAATAAGTTGGCACTGTATCTACATTATTAATTCTCATTGACACAGTTAAAAGATATTTACCAGTTACAGGTGCTACAAATTGATTGTTAGACAAATCAAAATCACTATTTTGGTCAAATCTCGCAGTGCTAAAAGTAACTGTAACTGCACTACCATCGTTTGAAAAATTATTTTGATCTGAGTTATCTTTATCAACTCTAAAAGCAGATTGTAATGGTTTGTTAATGTGACCATTAGCATCTAATGTTAAGGCTGTGCTTGTAGATAACAAGCTAATACCTTGAACACCATCTCCTCTTACTTTAGTTAAAGCCATCCGTTACTCCTATGCGTATGGACTATCGCCTAATACACTTGTATCCCAAGCTGCTTTCAACTTAGCAATAGTGTCTGCATCTGTAATTGCTTGTGCGGCAGGTGCATCTCTCAATGCTTTTTTCTTTGTAACACTGGCTGCTTGTGCAGAACTATCTCCAGCTTCTAATGCTTTCATATAGACTACATCTTCTTCATCAAGCAAAGGCTTTCTAACTTCTCTAATCTTATCTTTAAATATAACTTTAGATGCTGCTAAATCTTCTGTTATTGTTTTACCAGATAATGTCCAAGCATTTCTAAAATGTCTATCTGATGGCACAGTTGCATCTGATGCTGCAATAGTATTACCATCTTTATCTACGATATTTGTTGTTGCCATTTAAGCCACCTCATCTTTCTGTATGGTTAGTTCTTCATTAATCTTCCAAGCATTTCGCCATACTCTAGTGCTAGGAAGTTGTTCTTTTCTGCATATAACTAATCTAGGCTTATTGCCTTTATCCCAGTTTCTCCACACCTTTTGTGGTATATCTTTCATAATTAAATACTCTATAGCTCTTTCTTCTGTCATTGCTTCTATTGGTTTTGTGTTATGTAACAAATATCCTCTTGTATGTTTTTTAAAATCTGGCTTTGCTTCATCCTTTGCTAACTCCCAGTATACCTCAACTGGTGGTAATATTCCACCCTGTAATGCACAAGCCATCCAATTTGGATCAGGATGTGTAACCTTCGCAGGTGCATCTAAATCATCTGGGTCTTCCCATACAACACAATATTCTGTTCTCACTGGCTCTAGCTTTTCTTTTGCCCAACACAATCTATCCCAAAGATGTGTGCCTTGAAATTCTGGTGTTTTAATTGTCATGCTAATTCTCCTATAACTGCACTATAGGCAACTACTGCATCTGTGGCAGCATCGGAAGCATTTACATGACAGTTTTTATAAGAACCTGCTGCTGTATCAGTAGAATTTAAACCACCATTTACTGAATTTGTAACTCCTATAGTCCAAGCAACGCCACCAATAAAAGTGTAGTTTGCATCTTCAAAATCATTATTAATAGTTACAGTATAATTACCTGTGCCTGAATCTGTAATAGAAGTTATGTTTAAAGATTTTTTTATAGCTATAGTTCCCGTGCCTGTTAATCCAACAAATGCTTTAGGAATACTACTAGCTAGAAAATCTGTATCCACAGACTTAGCTGTACCACTTATCTGTCCACTTGTTGATAATGTATCAAATGCTATTGTTCCGTTTGCCATTATGAAAGGTCTCCTAAAAATGATATATTCACATGGGCATCATCTTGTACTCCATTTGCATCACTTCTATTAAATATTTCATTTGCACTTGTACTTAATGTTGCTTCATCAAGAGCAGTTATTCTTCCATCTCCAGAAGCACTACTATTACCCCCACCCTGACAACAATAATTTACTGCACTGAAGTTGTTTGTTCTAGTTATTGTATAATTTCCATTTCCATTATCTGTTAATGAAGCGTTGTTAAATGAATCTCTTGCAGAAGGAGTATCTCCGTCAATATTTACCCAATGCTTACTTAAACCTTGTTGCACACTTGTCTGATTACTACCCTCACCTCTAATAGTCAAAGAGTTCGCACTAGCACTAACTACAGGTGTTGAGCCAATAGTTATAGTTGTTGCAGTGGACTTACCAGTTAATGTATCAACAATAATGGTACTCATGCTAAGTCTCCTAATGCAGAAGATGCTATGTTTTGATTTCCATCAGCAAGAGCATAGCTAAACTTTTTATTAGAAGTTCCATAGCCTGTTGTAGCTTGATCTACAGCATCGTTAATATTATGTACAAATATACTACCACCATCTTGTTTGTCATCAGATGATGACAGAACTGCATAGTTAGTATTACCCATATTATTAGTAAATTGAGGTGCATAAAGACCAACTCCTGAGTCAGTAACGGAAGCTGTGTTAAAAGAATCAGCAACTGTTACAGAGGCAGTAGATGTTCTAACCCATTGTTTTACCTGACCTTGAGGTAAGCTAGATGTAACTGCTCCACCTTCAGATGTAACAACTGCATTATTACCAATAGTATGTACACCTGTCACAGCAAGAGTTCCACCCACTGTGGCGTTTGCACCACTTAAAGTTATAGCAGTATCAGTGCCACTTGTGCCTTGTATTTTGTTAACTCGTATTTCACTCATAAAATCACTAGCCTTCCACCATCATTAACAGTAATGGTTTTATTACTTGCTACAGTTAGTGGACCTGTAACATTAGCATTTTCTGTCGCAGTTATTGTAATGTCATCTGATAGGGTTTGCACATTAGTTCTGAATATACCACTGGCTTTGTATGTGCCACTTATTTCAAGAGGTGGTGTTACTGTGCCTATAGTTCTATGAAGATAATAAACAAAAATATTATTACCTGAATTATTAGATGGTGCAGCAGTAAATGTTAAAGTTGTACCACTAGATACGGCATAAGCAACTGATGGTTCTTGTATAACGCCATCTACAGATACAAGAATATCTTCGTCAGTGCCAACTGCTTCATCTAATGTAAATGCAGTTGTTGAACCATCACCAGAAAAAACTGATGCTGCTCTTGGTGTAACAAATCTATCAACTGTAGGATTACCGATATAAGGCATATTATGTTATCTCCATGTAACTCATTATTACAGATAC